ATATCTACTTCTTTGACAACAATTGCTGGTGACTCTGAAGGTGTACCAATTGCCATGTTTATCTTCCTCTAAAAAATTATATGTTCGGTCATAATACGCTAATCAATTACAGATATTTATAATAATTAAAAATCCTCTGAGTATTCAATAGCCCATGGATTATCTTGAGTCTCAATGTGTTGAATATAATCAGATCCGTCATCAATAAATCCAAATGGAGGAATGTCTTCTTCTATTTCTCTAACTCTTTGCTCAAACATCAATTGCTTTAAATCGATATCAGTCATGTCAGCAAAAAACTGTGTAGAAACAAAGTATCCAAATAACACTAAATTCATAACTAAATCATCATGATTTCCATCAGAAGCTTCAAACGATTGCCCTTTAGCTTCAAACGTAGAAATTTCTAATATTGTATTTTCATCAACTACGTTTAACTTTCTAGTTTCTATGATGTCTTTAAAAGATGAACAGCCAAGTCTTTTTACTTTCCTGTTGACTTCGATTCCTAGTCTATCAGATCTTACTGCAGACTCTACATGTAAATTTTCATATTCCAATTCATGATATAGTCCATTACACACAATTGTACCTTGATCATTAGATTCAACTACAACATAAGCGTCATTGTAGACTTTTGCATACTTATAGATAACATTAGGAAAGAGCACAGGAGAGATAGTGTTATTGCGATACACAGCGACCTGTTCGAACGGCCGCACACTGATATCGATCAAATTAAAAGTAGAATAATCCTGTCCTCTTCCTTTACTCACGTCAACCATCATGATATATTGATGCTTTTTTTCAGGTTCTTTATATACTAATAGATTACCGCCTTCTAAATTTCTTTTAGGATTTTGTGCGCGCAAAGACATTAATGTCTCAGCACTAATTAGTGTGTCGCCGGTGCCAAAAAAAGTATTTCCGAATTCTTGATCAAATTGTAATTGAGAAGTGTTGTCAATAGTTTCTTTTTTCCATGCTTCATCTCTTCCAGGAACATCCCACCAATCAACTCTGAATGACTTAAATCCATTTGTTTTTTGAACTGCTCCTTCCCAAATTTTATGAAAGGTATTTCCTATTCCATTTGCTGTAGAAGTAATAATGACTTTTGTATCTTTTCCCGCAGAAATTACAGGATAAGTAGATGTATAAAACTCAGCTGCTCTTTCAACAAATGCAAACTCGTCTAAGTACAGTAAATTCACAGACATTCCTCGAATGGAAGAGCCTGAAGTCGCCGAAGCTATGATGCGAGAATTGTTAGAAAATTCTATAGAGCCTTTGTTAAGAGCTTTACATCCGGGCTGTAAGAAAAACGGTAGATTTTCTAACATTAATGTGATTCTACCTAGCATTTCTCTTGCAGTTTGCCCTTTGTTTGCGAGAATAGCAATTGTTTTTTCAGGGTGAAATAAAGCAAACCATAATAAAAAAGCACAAGAAGAAATCGATTTACCGCTTTGTCGACATGCTAATACTATGTTAAATCGATTGTTATTAAATTCTTTAAACATTTCTTTTTGATAAGGATATAGTTTAAATGGAACTAAGCCTTTATCTAAAGAAATTACTTTAATATAATTTTCAGAGAAATACACTGGATCTAACATGCATTTCTTATATTCTGTGATTAAATCAGGAGTCCATTCTTGTTGTACACCATCTCGTTTAACATTAATGTTTCCAAGATAGCTTTCATTCTGATGAGTCATTATTAATCACTTTTTCATCTTGTTGTAACATTTTTTGTAATTCTGTAGTAGAACTAACAAAAAAATTATTTTGTTGATTTTCAATTTGAATAATCGTAATCACTTTTTATATTATCTTCTTCTTTACGCACTATCATACAACCTTTCAATCTCAGTATTAAATCCAAAGTCACTATCTGCATTTCCAAATACGCTATCTGGATTCGGTGTAACAGTAACTCTTTCAACTGCAATATCAGAATCTAGTAAACCTGCACCAATATCATATATAAGTGTGTCAGCTCTTCGTATAATATCTGGTTGAGTAATCGGTCCATAAAAATTAACTTTCATCTCAAAATCTAAAGCGTACACAATTGTTCTTCTAGTTTCAAGCTGGCCTTCGAAATCATCGCTAAAAGATAAACCTTGTATAATAATTGGTATATCTTCTTTTAGCTCTGGATACTCTTTTGCAAATGGTTTAATTGTTAAAGAATATTGTGGATTAAAATATGGAATAATTTGTTCAACTATTTGTAAAGCATCATCTTGTGACTTAGCGTATATGTTTAGTTGAAAATTAATATTGTAAGGTACAGGTGTAAAAAACTTTTTTCTTGTATTAGTTGTACTTGCTATAGCTGAGATTGAGTTTGTTTTGGACAACTGCCTAGTATTATCATAAGCAAAATTAATAATTTCAAAAGACATCCGAGGCAGCTTAACAGCAACCTTTGTGTCTTCTTGCAAATCTGGGTTTTCTCTTATACGATCTAAAAATTTTCTCTTGGGTGCGTACGATAATGGAACTTTGACTTGGCTAATTGCTTCTCCGTTTGCATTTGTACGAATGACGTAAATTTCGTTAAATAGTCTACCAAAAATAGCTACACATTTTCTTACTTTTTCGTGGTAAAAGTATCCAAACATCAACTATTCTCCGGCTCACCAAATGGATTTGTTTCAGTAAAATCTAAGAAGCTAATAGATTCTGTATTAAAATCAGCATTTTGCTGATTAGGACTTATGAGACTCACTTCACTTATTGAGTCTATTTCATAGTTAACATCGTTAATACGAATTGGTTTTGTTGGATCAAACTGTCTAAAGCTTCCGTCATTAGCTCCAACATGTGACAAAAATATTCTTTTATCTGTAGAAGAAAATCTGTTAATTTCTCCACTTAATATTAATCCGTTACTATCTAAGTATTGTCTAGCAATATTTTCTTGTGTTGTATCTAAAGTTAATGCCCTAGCAGCTTGATTAGTTAAAGTAATTTCGTATCGATACCCAGCTTCTATTTCTATATCGTCAATTTCTGCGACCCCAGTGTCAAAATCTTCATCGTTATATTCAAACAGCGCGCATCTCATTTTATAAGTAGGCAGATTTCCTAATTGGTAGAATGGTTGCTCGTGTTCTACATGCATTATTTGAAATAAAGACTTAGACATAGGAGTGTAAATTAAATCTCCTTCTCTAGGTCGATCACTATTAATATTATTGTCTCTTCTTCCAATAATTTCACGCCATCTTTTTCTAGAAACAATAAAAGTTGCTTCATCTCTAATTTCTACACCAAATCTAGAAAAAAGATCTCCTTCACCCTCAAAGCCTTCTATATTTTCAATATACATCTCAATTTTGTATGAACTGTTAAATCTAGAAGGAACATCATCTCCAAATACTCTATCTTCGTTCACAATGTCTCGTGGAAGATAATACAAATCTTGTCCGTACATCTTAAGACATTCTATAATAATGTCTTCGTATAAAGATTGTTCTGATCTAACAGCTTGTCTAAAATATGGATTTGTAGGCATTTAATTATCCAACAAAAAAGTCAACTGGCATTTCGTGCTCTAGTCGAATGGTTTCTCTAAGTCTTTCGATCTCAGCCGTCGCGTCATCATATATTTGTCTACCATTTAACATAACACCACCCGGTAGTTGCATACCCTCAAATTTTAATAGATTTTGTCCCCACTGCTGTTTAATTAGAGCAGTTGCGTATTCTTTTAACCATAAATCATTATAAATTGATGTGTGAGTTTCTGGATCAACTATCTGGTAAACTTCTGCAATAATGTAATCACCAACATTAATGTCATCATCTTGAAAATCGCCAAAAATATAAAGTCTGTTCTGACGACGTGACCACTGAACTTGTGGAATTAAAGTTACTAGCCAAAGGAAAAAGTTTTTTTACAAATATAATACTCGGGTCAATTGGAATATATTCGTTTGTGACATCTTCGTTTGTAATCAGATGTTTTAAATACGTACGAACCGTAGCGTCAGAATGATATTCTTGATAGTACTCAAGCGCCTCGTCAATACGATCTTCAAGTTGTTGATAATCTACGTTGATCTCAACGACCGGCTCGCCTAGTCTTCTTTTACAATAGTCTATTAAAGTTTCTCTAGATGTGACAGCCATTTAGATCTCCAAGTAAAGTTCTTTTGACTATTTATACATTTGGAAAAAGTATTTGCTCAATAAACTCAGCTGCTTTTTCTTTGCCGATGTGTGATTTTAACATTTTAAATGTTTGAGGATTTCTGCGTTGGCCATTTATGTAAGATTGTTGTTGAGGTCTATAATCTACATTTGTTAAACTGGGAAGAAGTTTTAGATAATCTTTTAGTACATCAACTCCACTTTGTAAATCTTTTTCTTCAGGCTTACAACAGATAAAATAAGGACTAAAAAAATCTGCCCAATCTGGTACTTCTCTTTTCTGTCCAACCGGTTGAATAGGATACTGCTGTCCATCAACACTAGTTAGATCTAAAAACATACCAGTAAGATGACCGGAAATTTCTATAACGTCAAACCCATATATTGGTGCACTACTATTACTATGCGGCATAATAACACAGTGTAGCACAGACACTTTATCTGTACAAAATTTTTCGAGATGCGCCCATGAAAAAAAATGGGAGTTCCACACGTGGTTCTCCCATCCAAAGTCTTTAACGAGCACCTTTTTATTATTATCTAGTAGAAAATAAATTTGATCACTAATTTTCTCTAGTCTTTTCGAATATTTCTTCATATATTTTAGTAATACTTTTGAATGCTTCTAAAGCTTGATTTTTTAATTCCTCGTCTCTACCTTTTACTTTATTACGAATGTAGTCAATTCTTGACTCAACATCATTTAGATCTAAATGATCTTTAGTGCTAAAATTTATAGCCCTGTGTATAAATCTACCACCATAAAAATCTGCAAGATAGTTAACATACATATCTGCATCTACTAGCCATTTAGCACTATTTTCTATGTGCTCACAATAATTTTTTGTAGATGAGTAAATAGTATAATCATAGGCATCAAAATATTGACTAGCATCTTTTACAATATGATTAAGCATAGATTGTTCTTTCGGTAAAGAAATTTTCTTTTCTATAGCCAACGCAATATCCATTTTTTGATATAGAACATGGGCCCATTGTTTTTCAGTAATAGTGCCATTTAACATTGATTTTGCTAATAGCGTTTTTTCTGCTAGCGCATGAGCTTCTTTTGTGTATTCTTTAAGACTCACCATTCCTAACACCTTGAATAATGAGATCTTTAATTTCTTTCACTTGTTCTGAATTAAAGTTCATAACTTCTTCGTTTAAACGATCAGCCATCTCATTATCCATGCCACCAATTCTTATTGGACTATATTTAGCTTGAGCATTTTTATTTCTATAAAAAGTAAATTTATCGTACTCTGGATAAGAAACATTTTTCTCAAACGTAGAACCCATAATTACTAAAGCTTCTTTTTCCATAGCTCTAGCCATATGTTGGCCAACTGAATCAATCCCAACAAAATACTCTGCGCAAGCAATCAAAGATAGCCATGCTCTTTGATCTAGATCTGGTGGAACAAGACTGTATTGGTCATCGGCGCAAATTAAGTTTTTAGGACCAAAGAACAAAAATCCATAATTCTTAGGCATGTCTTTAATAATATCTACGTAAATTTTAGGAGTTAAAGATCTTTGTGTTGGATCTGTAAATTGATCATTTTGAACCTGAGCAGCAGCTCCAAAAGGCTGAATAACAATAATCTTTTCTCTATTAAATTCTTCTTTTAATTTGTTAATAAAGTTTTTAGCGTCTTCTAATTCTTTAGAATGCAAATAAAGATTAGGTTTTTCTAGATCAGAGTGATCTTCAGTTTGATTAATTTCTTCATCAAAAGCTTCAATTAAAGATTTATGCTGATTATAATAACTCCAACGATGATATGGTTCTGGTTGGTATAGATTATGAGTTTTAATTAATAGATCAAAAACACCCTTTTGATTTACATTATAAGTTCTTTCTTGTAAAATAGGATGACTCCAGTACAGCGCCTCCCATCCATAAATCAAAACTTTAAAATCGTCATCAGGATTAAGTCTATGATATTTTTCAAGTGCTGGAATTGCAGTAATAATTCTTCCTGCTCCTCCACTTAAAAGAAACGCAGTGTTTCTTTTTTCATGATGCTCGTTCATGTTATTTCCTTTAGTTTAAGTGCTCTGGATAAAATGCTTCATAAAACCATTCAAAATTTTCTACAATTTGTCTATGGAATTCACTAGATAATTTTCTTTCTGGCTCTCGCCATTTAAAAATTTGAGATCTAATGTTATGATTAGTTCTCTCATTAAAGTACGCGTGGTCATGCTCATAAATTTCAGGATTTTGCTGAATGATGTTCATTAATAGTGTACTTCCAGATCTTGGAAGACCAGAACAAAAATGAATAGTTTTCATAATCTATCTCAAGTTAAAATATTATATATTAAACGGTACTACAAGCAGAAGCGCCATAGCCTTTCGCAACAGTTAAAGATCCCACACAAGTAGAACTAGCATCTACCGCAAATGGAAATTTATCGATTGAACTACACCAAGCTGCCGGTGGTGACGAATATCCACCAAACGTATATATATCTGTGTCAGATCCAGCACCTGAAGAACGACATTTTGCGACATGACACCCAGTACATTGAGTAACAGGACTTTCAGACGCAAATGAAAAATAATAAACGTCAGATGTACGAATTACATACCCACATGTAGAAGAGTGAGCAGCAGCAGTTTTAGGTGGGAATCCTAGTGTACAAAGAGCAGCAACACACGAAATGTTTGTATCAGATGCAAATGGAAATTTTTGTAAATTGTTGTTAACTGCTACATATCCATCTGTAGAAGAAGATAATCCAAACCCTATGCCACAAGAGCAACAAACACTACCAATACTTGCTATGCACGTTGCGTTATTATCAGACGCAAACGGAAATTTATCTACTTTACTTGTTGCTCTTTCTTCGTAGACCGTACCACTTGGAGTTGGGAATGAGCACACAATTCTACCGGCTGCAACATATCCATCAGTACTACTACTCACTCCTGATCCTTCTGCTGTCCCTTGAGATAAATCTAACGTGTCTGTTGCAGTTCCTTCTGACGCAAATGGAAATTTAAATACGTTATTTCCATTATCGAATGGAGTTCCAAATGGCACTACACAACCAAAACCAGCAGAGTATCCATTTTCTGTACTAGAAAGTCCAACGTTTCTCCAACTTGAAATTGCTAAATTGCCTATACACGTTGAGTTACCGTCTGATGCGTACGGTATTTTTTCTATTTGATCATAAGATGCAATTGAAGGAACGTTTACTCCACCGCCCATAAGATATCCATAAGTAAGCGGCGGAGGTGGAGGCGTAGGAGGATCTTCAGCAATAATTCCACCATTAATATATTTAATAATTTTACCATCCAAATCGCTATCTATAGAAACGTCTGTTAAAAATATCTTCTGAGACATATAAATTCCTAAACCTGAGATCCCATTATGCCATTTGATATAGCAATTAAATCTCCTACATCAGTTGCATTTTGTGGCGCAAGAGAAAACGGAAATTTATCAATATTAGTAGTGCTTGTAGCTGCTCCATTCGGCGGTCCTAAACAACCTCCAGCTGAATAGCCATACTCTTTACCAGAAGCTCCACCTTTAAACCATCCTCCAGTTGCTAAGCTACCGACACTTGTAAAATTACCAGTTTCTGCAGCAAATGGAAATCCAAAAATCGTAGTGTAAGCAACGTTTCCTGGTGCTGAATATCCACCCATTAAATAAGCATCTTCGCCAGATGATGCATCTGTGCTTAGATAAAGATCTGGAGAAATTGTTCCGATACAAGTAGAAGTTCCTTCGCTAGCAAAAGGCCATTTATCAGTGTAACTTGCATTCGATGGTGTGATTAGCTGTCCTCCACTATAAGCATAAGCGTTAGAGTTGCCTACTCCAACATATTCAACTCCGCGATTTAAACATCCGTCGTTGAACATGTCTCCAACACAAGTTGCGTTAGCATCAGACGCAAATGGAAATTTTTCGATACCGTTATAGTATGGAGACCCCGGGGTATTAGCGCCAGTGCCAGATCTGCTATATCCATATCCATCATTAAATGCTGTAAATCCAGTATTAAATCTTCGGCAGCACACTAGCTGCCCTACTAAAGATGACGTAATTGATCCGCCGGACATTGGATATTTTTGTATACATCCTGTAAAAGTAGGATAGTTATAACTTCCAGCAATATAAGAATGTGTTTCAGATCTAGATGCCGCTGCTGCGTATGCTCGAGCGCAAAGAGTACCCACAGCACTCGCAGTTCCATCTGCAGCAATCGGCACAGACTGTATACAATTATTAAAACCGCCCGCCCAAAATATAGTCGACTCACCTTGAAATGTTGGCGCTGGAATGTCTCTTATCCATTGTACTTTTCCATTGCACAGTATAAGAGTAGCATCACTGTCGTAACCAGGAATCTGTGGAGGCTTTAGATCGTTTATTATAATTTTTTGAGTCATTATATTTGTACGTTCCCAGACATTGATCGATTTGAAACGGCTGCACCAACACAAGTTGCGTTATTATCAGATGCAAATGGATACTTTTGAATGTCTGCTCGACCAGTATTTACAGGTCCAGCTCCACTAATATTATAACCGTCAGTTGTTGAAGATAATCCCGCTGAAGCTCTAGTTCCTTGAGCTAAATTTCCAATATCAGTAGCATCTACATCTGAAGAATACGGAAACTTATTAATGCTGTTTTGAACGCTATTAGACGGACTCCAACATCCACCGGTGTTATACGCATAAGTTTCAGATGTACTCCACGCGCCTGTTCTGCAGAAAGATGCTATACATCCAACAGAAGATTGAGATCCTGGACCTGCAAAAGGAAACTTACATACATTTTTAGCAAAACTTATATATCCATGAGTAGATGAAGAGTGCGAACCATGCTGGTATGCTTCTGAAGCTAAACTAGCGATCTCAACGCTATTTGTCGATACTACAGCAAAAGGAAACTTTTCTATACAATTTACTTTTCCCTGTTCGTTTGGTGGTCCGAGCCCGCCGCTTAAATAACCGTCATCTGCTGTTTGGTGAGAACCTCGTCCGCCGGCAAACCGAGTCATATCACCGACATCAAAACTTGATGCACCAGTTCCAACTGCATGCGGCCATCCAGTAATATGGTTTGAAATAGGACTGCCGGCACTCTGCCCACCACTAAAATAACCAGTTGTAGATGATGAGTTTCCGGCTGCAAAACATTTACTAGTAGGATTTGTTAAAGTACCAACGTTGGTACTAGAACCGTCTGACGCAAATGTAATTGTAGATAAGTATGGCACTCCACACGCAATACCGATATATCCTAGAGTTTCTCCTTGATTAGCAGCTTGAGGAAAAGAACTAAACGTGAGCTGACCATTACATGCAATTACGCATGCGCCATTACATCCAGTGTTACCTTTTTTTGTCTCATTACAAAACTGATTAACATCTATCTTTTGGACCATCTAGTTTCCTTCTGAGTTAGAAAGAGTTATTTGATTATTTTTTGTGGCATGACTGGACTCTCTATATAGCTACTTCGTCGATAATTTCTTTAATCTCACTATATACTTCGCTGTGTTCCGTCTCAAGATGATCAAGTAGACTTTCTACATCTTCTGCATCTAAGTTTAATATTGTTTCTGCTAGTTTTTGGTTAATCATGAGTTATCTTCTACAAATTGATCATACCAAGCTTCAGCTTCAGCAGTCACTTCTTCATTTGTCATAGTAACCGCATCAGCTTCTGGATCTTCTTCATTTTCTTTTAAAAAAGGAGACTCTGCATGAATTGCTAATTGACGATCTACAAAATCTTGTTTTGTTAACTCAACTACAGAATCTGGAACATAATATTCTCTATCTGAAGCTGGCACAACCCACCCAACTTTTGTGTTATCGATCGGTGAACTTTGGTGACCACCGTCTTCAATCCAGTGAGGTGCCTGTACTCCTCTTCTTCCAACCTTATGAAGCATATATTCTACTACAGGCATTTCTTAACTCCTTTATCTAAATCTATGGGTACCATTGATCCAACTAACAACTACCCATCTTTCTCCTTTAGTAACAGGTGTTACTTTATGAAGCATGTAACTAGGGAACATGTTAATCGATCCTTGCTCTCTACAACTATTTATAATAACTCCATTATTATTAACAACTAAATCACCACCTTCGTATGCATCTTCTGGAGATAACATAATAGAAATTGATAGCTTTCTTGTCGCGGCATTTCCAGTTCCATGATCTACATGCCAATCGTAATGCCCTTGAAATTCGTCTGACTTATAGTGTAAAAGCTGCAACTCATGAGTAATACCAATCAAATCGAATCGATAGTACTCAGCATTTGCTTTTGTCACTGCTGCAGATATTTTTTCAAAGATCCACCTTGTGCTTTCTTCTAGATCAATTCCATATTGTTCTACTTCTCTAACTTCGCTTACAATTTGACTTTCTGCTTCTGATCCTACACTTGCCTTTGTCGGATACTTATCACTAGCGTATTCAATAATCTTTTCACATTCTTGTTTTGTAAATGTTAACTCAGTATTAAATTTAGAATTAAAAGCACTATATCCTGGTACGATATCAGCTTGAGGCTGAATAATCATTGAATTGTTAGCAGGAGATCTCCATTGAACTTGCATTTGTTCTTTTGTTAATCCTGGAAGAGGTTTAATCTCTTCTTTACTCTTTTCTAAAGGCTCTGCAGCTGGGACTTTAATTCTTTTATCATATGCCCATTCTTTGTGCGGACCATTAGCGTCTACAAAATGAAAAAACACTTGTGCTTGCCAATTACCTTTATATGCTTGTCTCCAATGTGGAAGCTCATTTCCGCGATACATTATCATATCGCCTACATCAATTTCAAATGGAGTACCATTTTTATCATTTTCATCTTTACCAAAGAATATTGGCCAAATAGCAGAATCTGGATCATGTCCTAGAGTAAGTGTACCCGATATTTCACAAGAAGGTCTATCGCAATGCCACTCTAAGACTTCACCCTTTGCATCATATAATCTAGCATAAGTGTATGTTGGAATTAACTGAATTCCAAGCTGATTAGATAGAGGTTCTGCTATTTTAAATAACAAATCGTCAAAAACAGAATCTCCATAAACCGCCCAAGAAAGAGGACATTGATCGTCTTTCTCCATCTTGCCTTCATTTTTTAAGTTAAATATATGCTGAGTAAGAGATTTACAATCTTCTTTTGAAATTACTTCATTTAAATATACATATCTTTTATTTTCAAAATATTCTTTAGCATCCATAATATCACTCTTCGGGTTTATTTTCTAATAACGGTGCTACTTTTTTATCGTATGAAATTCCTTCTGCATACTCTGGCTTAAAGCCCATATGCGCCATTCTTTTTACATCAACTTTCATATTTTCAATAAGATCATTGACGACTCCATCAACAAATTCGTATAGACCAGTTGTGTCCCAAGAATCTGTCTGTTGCTCTTCATCGGCAACATATTTTCTTATTAACATTTGCATCTTTGACGGATTTACACCAATCTGTTCAAGATATTCTTGCTCGCCTTTAGTGATCGATCCACTTTGACGTACGTCGCGAATACATTGCACAATTGATCTTTTTAAGTGTGCTTTACTTTCTTCTTTTTCTACATCTTCTTCGTTAAAATTATTACATTGTTCTTTTAATTGATCATATAAGTTATTTAAGGCTAAAACATCTTTCATTGCGCCTTCAATATAACTCATACCTTCTGCTAAACCTTCTCTCATTTCTGCAAGTTTAACTTTTAACTCAACTTCTTTCCAATAATCTAATTCTTCAGAATTTAGCTTTTCTTCAATCTTCTTAATTTTTATTTCGTTATGGATTTGTCTCCACTTTGCTTCATTCAACGCAGATCTTTTGCTAGCCATTTCAGCTGCAATCTGTCTCATGTTTTTCCATGGAGAATGATAAGATAAGTTAATATGTCTCCATGTCCATTGGGTGTGTGAATGGTTCCAAATATTTTGTAAGTCATTAGTATTAGACAAAGCCGTATCAACAAGCTCTGAGTTTTCAATAAGAGTTCTGTCTCCAAAGCTTTCAGTTTTAGCTAGTGTGCCTCGCCCAAACACCATAGCCATTGGAACTTTGTATTCACTACCATCAGTAATTACAAGATCTTTTCGAATTTCTTCGAAAATTGCCACTTCATTTTTATTTTCAGTCATAATTTCCTCTAT